AGGGGATTTTCCGTACAACATTTGCACTGCGCTATACAAATGCTGTACCGGAAATTGATGCCTTAAAACGCACTAGTCAATTAAAGCGCACTAGTAACGTTAAGTTTATTGGTGCGGCCTGATGCACCCCACAACATCAGGCCGCTATATCGAACAGGAGGAAACGTGTGGTTGATTACATTGTTATTATAACACGAATGGCTTTATTTGTCAAGAGGGGATTACGAAATAACAGCCTCTACCCGCTGCAAGAGAAAGTCCATTGATGATCAGTCCAGAGCTGGTAACAAGGAATTTTTCTGGCAGTATTAACTGCTGTGTGCCGGTTGTTGCATCAATAGATACAACGTGAGAATCGGTAACTGATCCGCCCTGCAATAAGATTGTTCCGATCCAAACCTCATTTGGGGTACTATTGGGGCTTGCCTGTATGAAAATATTTACTTCAGTATAATTTGCAAAGTCATCAGCTGGAATTCCGAGGTATGTGGCTTGTGCAGTAATGCGCTTTAACATTTTCATTCTAGGGCCGATTAAATTATCAACGTAGTCTTTGTTTGCGGCTTCAATGCCTTTTAGCGGAGTTGGCACCAACACGCTCACGGCGTTGCCCATATCTACGGCAGACTTCGCGCCGCCGATTACAACGGAGCCACCGTCTCCCGTATCGATATTCACATGCCGCTCCGCGTGGATATCAACGATAGGTGCCTCCAGGTCGACCGTTCCATTTCCCGCGGTAATGTCAACGTCCGTCCCTCCGTGCACCAGGACGTTCGTAGTTGCCTGATATGTCGAACTTCCAGTGTCGTTCACGTTGATGTTTTTCACGCTAGTGTTTCCGGTGGTTCTAACGAATTCCGCGTTCGCAAGAACATTAATGTTCTGGTTCTCCAGCGTAAACCCAGCAGCAACGACCTGTGTCGCACGCCAAAGATTGCCAGCGTTGTCGACGTAGTATCCTCCAATCACACCATTCGGAATAAGGCTTTCGCTATGAACATTCACCGTATTTTTGGTGGCATCAACAGCGACCGTGATATAGCCGCACGTCACACCGCCGGAGCTGCCGTGCGCGTCCACATACTTCTTTGTAGCAGGGTTCGCGTCCTCCACGGGTTCCGCCACTTTGGTTCTTGCGTTGGTCATATCAACATCCACTTTATCGAACGTAGTTGGACCGTGGATATAGATATCCCCGGTCATAGCTACGGAGCCACCCTCGATATTCACAGCTCCGTTTTCGCTGGCGATGATTTCTACGCCAGTCGAACCCGTGATGTCAACGTGTTTGTCCGCTACTATCGCGATACTCTCCGGGGTATCAATTGTCACGTTCCTGTCGCCGTGCAGATTCATCACTTTGGTTCTTGCGTTGACCATATCGACATCCACGTTTCCAAACGTCGTAGGTCCGTTTATTTCAATGTTGCCAGCGATTGCCGTATTGCCCTCATACACCGTGACGCCCGCGGAGCTTTTGTCGAGAATGCTAACGCCATCGGTGCCAGTGACTAGGACCGTACCGCCGCTGCGGAGTTCAATACCACCCGTAGCATTCACCGCAACCGTCTGTCCAGCCTTGAGCACGACAGGGTTATTACTCTGCACCGTAAACGTTCCGTCAGCGTTCTTCACCACGGAATTCTGATCGAGGAAGAACAGCGGCCCCGTGAGCGTACCGCCACTTGTCTGAATATACTTGCTAGGATCGACCTTGTCGACCTGCTTCTGAATGTTGGCAATGTCCTCGTCCTGCTGCTTGAGTGCATCAATCATCTGATTGATATAATCCCGCATCTTGCTTAGCACTTCAAGGTAGCTCAGCTCATCCGAGAAGATCGTCGGCAGAACCGGCAGGCAACAGAATCCCAGCTTATTAGGAATGTCACTCATAAAATACCCCCTTTACATAATTGCAATGCACCACTGTGACATTGCGTAACTGCGAATATCAGTGCTCCCCGTGTCGGATGCAAGCTTGATTTGCCACGCCTTGCCGTCCGCGGCCGCAATGGGAATCGCGGTAACGCTGATACAATCGTCAAAGCTAATGACTTCAAACCCGCTCTTTTTGACTAGCACAACTCTAAACGTACTGTTCAATGTATCACCACACTTTCATAAACAGGTCTTCGAGTTCTTCGATGATCTGCAGGTCAATGTTGACGAATGTGCTTCGGTATTCTTTCAGGCGCTCCGCAATGGACGCGCCACCATTCACGCCGGAAACATGTTCGAGATATTCATCCGTGCTCTCTGCGTTTTCGTTAGCCGTGTTAACATTCTGATTGCTTCCTGTTGCCTTGCTAGTGCCACTGCCGGTTGCCTTTCCGGAACCATTGTTGGATACCATTCTAGCATCCGTCAGATAGCGGTCATTCTCTAGGCCAGTCAAACCGCCCTGCGGGGTATCGCTGTACTTGTTGACTTCGCTCTCCGTGTTCGTGTTAGAGGATTCGGACGTTGTCGAGGAATCAGACGTCGAGGCCGTTACGCCCTGACTTTCAGTCTGCGTCTGCTTCGTTCCCTTGCCGATCTTCGTTCTTGTGAGATCAACGTCATATAGCGGATTAAACTCCAACAACTCCGACTTGTACATCTGATTGTAGTACGGCATGATCTCCGACAACTTCTGATTCAGCCGGAGTTTCCAAAGCCCCACGGTTTCCAGTCCAATTTCTTCCGTGTAGTAGGCTTTGAGAATCTTGATTTCAAGGGCAAGCCGGTAATTCTCATCAAAGATAGGCCAGTCTTCGGAGTTGAAGATTTTCGGTGCAGCCGCCCTAACGATTTCGTTAACCTTGCTATAAGGCTGTGATTCCGTATAGCCAGCTTCGACTTCGCAGATATAGCGCAGCTGCGTTGTATATTTACTCATCTTCCCCACCTCCGTCCGGTTCATACATAAAGGATTCCGGCGTCACTTCCTCGCGGTAACGAACGGAAATACTTGTTCCGAACATTCGGTTAACCGCGTCGCATGCCTGCTCTCTAGCAATCAAGCCGGAGTATCTGCTTGCAATCGTGCCGCCCTGATTTGCCTGAATCTCCAGCGTGTTTACGCGTTCCTTCTTATCCGCGCCGTGATTCGCAATGCCAAGCGATTCGAGGGCATCGTTCCAAATAGTCTGCTTCAGTTGCTGCAGAGCGGGTGCTACTAGCGGCGCACCAGTCATCAGCACTTTAACATTATCAGCGATTCCCTTTTTGCCAAATATTACCGGGAAGTTTCCTTCATACTGCTTATAGGCGTTCTTCAGGGAAAGCAGCGTATTGGAATCGGATTCGATGAGCACCGGCGTTTTCTGTGCGGAAATGTTAACGTCAATCGTCCTGTCGATATCCGCAAGCCGCCTAGCGAACATCCTGCACATATTAAGGGATGGACTGTGCAGCATGTTATTATAGCAGATAACGGAATCCTTATTTGTTCGTTCTGCCTGATACGTTGCCGCGGTTGATTTATCCGTTTCGTTCACGGAGCTAACACCAGGTGTAAACGCCCTGCGCCGTATCGGAATCTTGTACACGTTGAACGGCCCGTTGATGATAACCGGGAGCGCAAGCATGCCGAGAACATCATCTTCGAAGAAAAGCGCACGGCCATTTTTGAATAACGTCAACTCAAGGAACCGAGCGTCTACGCTATCCGGAAGATCGAGCCATTCGTAACGCGCCAACGACATTTCTAGCAGCCGGTCGTAATAAAAATTGTAGGTCAGCTGATTAAATGCATCAGCGGCCAACCACTTTTTGAAGCTATCACCCATTAACTCACCACCTCACTATGTTCCGGATTCGTTGCACCGGGAGAGTTGTCGACGGAATAATCTCCGAAATGATCGGTAGTTTTCCAGAATGTAATCCCCCTGTCATACACTTCACAAATCCGCTTTTCTGCGCTTGCCGGGATAGAACCATCAATAGAACAACCGTTTGTTTTAACGTAGTTGTAGAATGGCCTTGTCCCGATATTCGGCTTTTTCACGGTGTTCGTGGCATAACCATATTTGCGGAAATACATATCAACACGTTCTGCCGCCTCTGCCGTTAAATGACGGATTCCATAATGGAACGTCATTAAATGTGCAGCAGCTAACAAGTTGTTATTTCCACCCGGCGTCCCGGAATCTGCCATTGTAGAGGCATCCCATCGACGAGCGGCAGCCCCGACGGCCTGTGTTGCACCCGCGACTGCACCGACATAATTCTGACTAACAGCAGACATTAACGCCATGAGTGCACCACCAATGAACTGAACAGCGTTAGCGCCGCCCTGCTGAGCTAACCATGCCTTGTATGTGTCGCTAGTCGTACCGCATTGCGGGTATCCGGATAACGTCATACTTTCCGCGAAATTTCTACCTTGTACCGTTTTGAAATTTTCTGGAACAAGCATAACCGTAGGATTAGGCGAGTAATCCCCGATCAGCTGGAAATACAAATCATTCGAGGAAACGCCCGGCGTGAAAAGCTCCATCGGATAAACCTTTGTATTTCCGGTGTTGTTCGTCACCCACAAACCCCAGTACGGGTTTGTGTATAACTTCTTGCACTGCGGCGTGTAACTTTTCCGCACACCAGCCGTTGCAGATTCAAACGCTTCATTGTAATGCCGTAAGAATTGCAAGCGGTAGTTTTTAACTGTAGATAATGTGTCGGGTACAACTGCGCCAATTTGTGCGAATAGTTCTGGAACAAGCCCAAATGCCACAATTGAATTGGCATCCACACCTGCACCGGATAAATACGAACGGAAGGCATTCAAGCCTTGTTCTGTGAACGGCTGAGCATAGGCCCATAACATCGTCGGTAGACCACTGACAACGTGCGGGCTTGTACCATCAGCCCACCACGCCATCATCCATAAACTAGATAACTTTGTTGGGACTGTTGCACCGCTGAAGGTGTAGCTGACTTCGTCATAATAGCTGATTGTGTATTCATCAAAGCTAACAGGCTCCGGAACTAGGTTCTCTCCGATCTTATCAGTCAGCGGATGCTCACGTTCTACAAAAACATCCCGGATTTCATAATCGCCCAACCACGTCTGAATGACATCGATTTCATAGGTAATTGTGGACGTGTTGTTATTTACATATTCCACGTCCGTTATGAACGCATAGAATTTCTTTACGTTCCCGGCAGAATCCTTGAAGTTTGTATTCTGGAAAATCAGGTAATTGCAATCGTATAGATTCTCTACAGGTAACTCGACCTGAATTCTACCGGCGCCGTATCTCTGGTAACTATAATCGTGTAGCGTGTACTTGATCCACTTGCTGAACGTTGTGAACTGATCCGCCTTGCTCCCGAAATACATCGTATTCTTGTAGTCCGGCTCGCACGGGCAATCCTTGATAATATAAATCGTGGTATTCGGCACGACATATTCAGCCATTGTATCACCACCTTTATAATGAGTGGAGGGGCAATGCCCCTCCGTTTACTGCTTGACGAGCGTCAGCTTGCTGCCGAGTACGACCGTGTTGTCAAGGCCGTTTTCCAGCTTGTAAGTTGCGCCTGCCATCGTGGCGACCACGTCATACTTATAGCTTGCAGTCTGCGCGGACTTCGTCAGGATAATCGCACCGTAAGGATGCACGGCAACCAGCGCCTTAGTCATCTGCTCCGTCTGCACCAGCTGGAAGTTCGATGCCTGCAGGCTTGCCGGGTCGGCGCCAGTCAGCGTGTACACCTTGTTACCAGCCTTATCCTGCGAGTATCCGGTAACCGTCAGCACAACATTCGCAGGCGCGGAAATCGTCGCGCTGTCGGCAACGAATGCGACGGCGTTGCTGAACGGGGAGCTGGAGACGATCTCCCAACGATTGTAGAAATAGTTGTTGTACAGGCCGCTGCCAACGTAAGCCTCAGACATCTCATTCAGCGTGTCGTAAATCTGGAACCATTCCTGATCGACGAGAATCGCCTTAACGTCAGCCATCAGGCCGAGTTCGGCCGCGGTAACTTCCTCGATGTTGGTACCAGCCGCGCGGATATCAGCAAAGCGGTCGTTGTCGAACGTGGTGAAATCGTCGATCAGAACGAGACGACCGAGGAAATCAGCCTTTTCCATGTGGAAAGCGGCCGCGAGGACATTGACGTCAAACTCTGCGTTGAACTGTGCATCCATGAAAATGTACTGATCTTCACGCGGAGTGACGGTCGTCACGCCAGCCGCGTTGTAGTCGTTTTTCATAAACGTCATCAGATTAGACGTGCCGCGGAATGTGGACGCAACGGCCAGAGGATCGGCCGCGTTGAACGCGACGGGCTTCATCTTGCCGTGCGACACTGACTTGATGAGCAGGTACTTGACGAGCAGGAAATCATCATACTCTGCAGCGCGGATAACGCTGTCGATGATTCTGGAAATCAGGTCCTCAACGCCGGAAATCGAGGTGAACGCCTGCCGGAGGTCTTCCCGCTGGACGGTGACGGGATACTGCACCTTCCAGTTGATCAGATGGAATGCGGACCGGACGTCAGGGATCGTGCGCTTGAGTTCGCGGGAAGCCGCCTTCTCAGGCGAGAAGTCGCGCGCTTTCGCGATCTGCACGAACACTTCCTCGACCGTCTCGCCGGTTTCAAGGAAACCCTTCTTGAACATCCGGTACGGGTTGTTGAACGTGGCGGATCGGATTCGGACAAGAGCGATCTGATTGACAAGGGCGCTCAGGAATTCGTTGGCAAGATTCGGGTATCCGAAGAAGACGTCACCAACCTGTCGGACGTCATAGTTGGTTGCGACTTCAGGCACCTGATCCTGATACTGAGCGGACGCATTCGCGCGAATGGTATTCAGGATATCAATCGTGGAAGCGTTCAGGGTGGACACTGCAATTTTTCTAGGCATTAAATCATTCCTTTCATAAAATTATTCGGTCTTGAACAAGTCCGCATACGACCGGCGCTTCGGCTCCGAGTCAGGTTCCTGTTCCGGGTCGGGCTTATCAGGCGGATTGTAAAAGGCGTCTCTGTATTTCTGTCTCCATCTCTTATCGTTGTCTGCAAGCTGCTGCTTGTAGTCAACATTCTCAGCGCCTGCATCAAGAGTGTCGGAGACGTCTTGAAGAAATGCAAGCGTATCGTCGGAAGTATCATCATTCGGGATGAATTTCTTCAAGCCGTCAAGAACTTCCTGTTTTGTTTTGATTGCCACAGTGTTCCCTCCTCATGTCCAAGCATTCATGGGCATCCAGATTTTCAGTTTTCGGGTCGTCGGTGTAGGCGTGGGAGGATGCCCCGTGAAATATTCGTACCAGTAAGCGGCGTTGTCGCAGCGGTACCGATATGAACTCGCGGCGGCCCAGTCAGCGGGTTTTTCGTAGCACAACTCAAATGCGCCTGTAAGGTTATCGAGCGTAATTTGGCTACCACCCACATAGCCCAGTTTGAACTGTTCGAATGTGATATAGTAGAAATTGCGGATATCAACTCCTATTTCAGTGAAATTATCATTGTAATAGTCGAAAAGCCCGTGTGACCAATTCTGCGGAATCGTGTCCCGCATATAGGCCGTCTGAGCTGCGCCGTCCAGTGGACTGCCGGGACGATCTGCGAAATTAGGCTTATACCCGTCCGCTGCGTATTTGGTTGAGTTGGTGCTGTTAATGTAGGTATTTGGCGGAGTAAAGCCGGGAATGCCGTAGCCATGTTTATCCGACGTTGCCCACTCAGAGAACTGTGCTACCGTCGGGATATTATCACCCTCCCAACGCCAAGGGTTCAACCCCGATTCACCAGCGCCATTTCCAAGCATAGCAGCGATAGCCCCGATAGACCAACCAGCCGCCGCCATAATGTTCGCCATCTCTGTGGCGTTTTCCAGCCCTTCAGTGCTTGTGCGGGAATAAGCCCCCGTGGCTTTCGCATGCCATGCCAAGACTTTTCACCACCTTTCTTTTACTGATTCGTTTTCACAACAAAGGCCGGGTAGCCTGCCGCGATCAGCTTTTCTTTCATAGCCTCCGCATAATCGCGATTTTTGAATGCCCCGACCTGCACGCGGTAAATTTGAGGCCCCGCGTTGGTATCGTCCGCTTTGTACTTCACACCAAAGCAGTCACACACGCCTCTTGCAATGGCGTCCGCAATCACGTCAAGATTGTTGATAATCCAATTTGCGACCATAGGCACATCATGGAAATCGACCTCGACATAAACCGTAGGAGCCTGCGGCGCGTGGATTTCGTAGAGCTGCGGCTGCGCGGAAATATTGGAGCTAGTGCCGGGAGTAACGGCGTCGAGCTGTTTGAAAATCTTCTTGCTGTACTCATAGCCGAGCTGGCCTTCAACGGTTCGCATGCACATAACCCGAGTGCCGGATACAGTGCCGTTAAAAGCATTGCTGTGCAGCGGCAGGTGCAGGTCTGCCCCCCATGCGTCAGATTGATTACACTTGTTTGCCAAGGTGCTCCGGTGCACGATCTTTACTTCAAAGCCACACCGCTGAAGGATCGGAGCCAGCTTTTCCGCAAGCATTCCCATCTGTTCTCCTTCGTTCGTGGTGCCTCCAGCATAGGTGTTTTCAAACTGATCGGACGGGCTGAGAAAAATCTTCTTAGCCATGGTTCAGCTTATCAACGAGCTGCTGCATCACCAGAGTGTTGTTCTGGATTGCTTTGGCGAGTTCGGAAATTTCATCCTTGTGCTTCTCCTGAATCACCTTAATATACCAAAAGCACATAAGGGATACACAAATAGGAAATCCGACCTGCGTGATAATGTTAAGAACGGTCTGAACGTTAATAGCCTTTCACCTCCTTTAATGGAATCCTACTATTATTATATCACACCTGTTCCTTTTGTCAATTGACAAAAACACAAACATGTGTTATAATTGTAATAGAGGTGTATTTGTATGGCGTACTACGACGGGACAAAGCTGCTATCTATGCGGGATATCAATGGTAAGCGACCTGAAATCTATCTGTGCACGACGAACAGAACCGGTGGTAAAACTTGCTATTTTTCGGGTATGCTTGTGCGCCGCTTCAAAAAAACGCGAGAAAAATTTATGCTCATCTATCGATACAAGTATGAGCTGGAGGATTGCGCAGATAAATTTTTTAAAGATATCAAAGGCATTTGGTTCCCGTCAGACAACATGACGTCAAGGCCTATGGCGGTGTTTAAAAAACTTTACTTGAATGACGTCGAATGCGGATACGCGGTATCCGTCAATCAGGCTGAAGCTGTCAAAAAATATGCACACCTGTTTTCTGATACCGGCTCTATGTTCATGGACGAGTTCCAGAGCGAAACGAACACGTATGTTCCGAATGAAGTGAAAAAGTTTATTTCCATTCACGCGTCTGTTGCACGTGGGCAAGGCGAACAAGTCCGCTATGTTCCGGTTTACATGTGCGGTAACCCGGTTAGTCTGCTAAATCCTTATTATATCGAATTAGGTATCGCTGAACGACTACGGAAAGAAACACGCTTTCTGAAGGGTGACGGATTCGTTCTGGAGCAAGGCTATGTTGATTCCGCAGCGGAAGCGCAAAAAGGAAGCGCATTTAATCGGGCTTTTGCAAAGAACGATTATGTCGCATATGCAGGACAGGGTATTTACCTTAATGACAACGTTGCGTTTATAGACAGGCCGGAGGGCGTTAACAGGTATATCGCAACGCTCCGGTATTGCGGGAAGAACTACGCGATCCGGGAGTATCCGCATCTAGGTTATATGTACTGTGATGATAAAGCAGATGATTATTACCCTGTCCGCATCACGGTAACCACGGAGGATCACGAGGTTAATTATGTGATGCTCAGACGTTCCGACGCAATGCTTAGTCAGTTCCGATATTTCTTTGAGCTAGGCGCCTTCCGTTTCAAAAATTTGTCTTGCAAGGAAGCCGTCCTCAAGGCGCTTGCTTATTAAATAGGTATCACCGGAGACTATACGCTCTGCTCTGCCCGGATCACACGGCTGAAATTACGCCGCCGGGACAGTTACGGATATCGTGAATCCCTTTGTGTAACTCTCCGATTTTGATACGGCTCCCACATAAGTGGGAGCCTTATTTTATTCCTTTGATAAATCCTGCAAGATTCCGCGGATGATCTGCAGGCTCTTAGTCGTCCACGCGGCTGCTTGAAACGTGTCCCCACTGAATACCAGCGTGTTTGCTCCATTGATTACTTTTCGTAGTTCTTCCAGCCTCTGGTATAACTCCGTTTTATTCATCCTCCCGGCTCTTTTTCGCATAGTTGCACAAAGTTCGCGCAATCAGTTCCAGCACGTCGTTTTCATCACAGCATACGACAGCGGCGATTGCCTGTGCTTCTGCGATCGTTCTAGTGCAGCTTTCAAGCACGTTGCGCTTCAGCGTTTCCATTTTCTCCGCTCTGATTTCCTCCACGGTTTTCACACCGTTTACCTTTACAATTTTCACCTTCATTGTTATAACCCCTTAATATATTCAGCTCTGATTTCTTTGTAGCTTTTCATTTCCAAAGTGGTCATACTTGTCACGTAGTTCAGCAAGTCATACCAAAATGGAAACTGATGCTCCACTTCACTCCCGTCCTTGCATACGACAGTTAGCTTAAACTGCATTCGCACGGTGCTTCACCTCCATCTGTTCCCGCAAAATGCATTTTTTAACGGTTTCATCGTCAAGCCCTAGGCATTCACATAAAAAGTAATACCATTCTGACTTAAAAAAGCGTGCTACCTCCGTGCGCTTCTGCGAACGGGCATACATAGACTTGTTGCCACGTTCTTTACTTCGAGGTTTCAGCTCTTTACTGCAGCGCACATAGTCTTGCACGCCCATCTGAATAATCGCAACGGCTAGACACTTAGCCTCCATGTCTGTCATTGTTATCACCTCATTTCATATGTTGTCGAACACAACAGCACCCCGCCGGGAATCGTTCGAGGGAGCAGCTTGCCGGGAACGGTTAAGCCTAGTTTAAAATCCGTGATCTCTCGTTTCTCACGCAAGAAGGCAAGCTCTTCAGGCCGGTACTCACTTTCGGGGTCATCTTCCGTTGGCTTCCATCCCTCAACGGATTTCAAAAACAGCTCTTTGCAATGTTTCGGCATGCCCGCGCACTTCACATCGTAAAACGGTTCGTCAATGACTTCCCCATCCTCGGACGTGACGTGCTCTATGTACGTTTTCTGCCGGACAAATAGCCCCATATCCCATCCACTTTCCAGCTTCCAGCAACAAAAATCACGGTCGTGGATTTTCATGCCGCGAACGGCGTCGCGCAGGATATCCATGTGACAACTGTCGGTATCCGCATAGATAAAACCCGGCTCGTCTGGTCCGTAATAGTTGGCCTGCGCCGCCCGAATTGTGAAACAGCGGGCATAACTTGTGATAGCTGCGCCTACGGGAATATACCCCGGCTTTTTGTCGTGGGCCTCTACGATGGTATACCCGATACTGCGATCCGGTTTTTGGTATGCGACCTTGAAACTGCTATCGTCTCCAGCTGCTAACTTGCCATACAGGTTATTAAGATACAATTTAGCTAGGGTACGTTTCGCGCCTTTTGATTCTTTTTTGATTTTGGCGTACTTGTCAATGTAGTCGTCAAACAAGCCCTTTGCCGCGGTAAAATAGCAGCCGTCAAGAATCTCAAAATCCGTTAACTCGTAATGCTCTTGCAGCAGCCGGAAATCCATCTCTGTAAGCGTCAGCTCTACTATAGCTTTCCGTCGTTCCCCATCGGGAGTTGTTATCCATTCGCACAATTCACCTGTTCTGCGGTCGTAGACGTCTGATGTTTTTAGGGATTCTGTGCCACGATACCAGAAATTGCCTTTAATCTGAACAAACGGCAGCTTATCAGGCTTTATCCGAAATCGCGTGCGGATTCTCACATAAAAGAAACTGTAGCTTGCTTGTGCTGCCGGAGGTATGAGATTCCCCCGCCAAAAGGTTGGCATTCCTATTGGATACTTGTTTCCTGACATGCTGTGCATCATGCTAGGATACAGTGAGTTGACATCTGCCGTCGTGCCGTTATGATAAACGATATTACGCTTTTCCGGTACGACATAGCACCAGCCGCCCCGGTATGCTTTGCGGATATAGGCGTCCATCGTCTTAGCGCCGTATACTTCGGGTAGCGTCTCTGACGTCAAGTCCGGGAACCACTTTTTATAAAAGGGATAGCCGACTATTTTTTGATATTCAGACAGACAGCAGCTTCCAATCGTGAGTTTCAAGTGCCCATCAGCAACCATGATTTCAAGTGCTTCCTTTACAACTAAAACGTCATTTGCGATATATTCACGTTCTTTCGGTGTGATCTCGCAACCGGGGTAACGGAAGCCCTCATACTCCATGTCTAATTTTTGGTGGGCCGTGCCGAAACTCTTGCCGATCTCTTTGACAGAGAATGGGAGGAGCTTTAGACTGTCCCGAAATTCGATAAATCTACCATCGATTTTGACACAAATCGTATACCATGCGCCCATGTCAGAAATGCTATATCTGATTGTACCGTTTTCCATGTCTTTTTGTCTCTGAAAACGTACTTGCTTCACATCGTCTACATCATCAACTGCTTGCTTGTACCCGGCTTGAATCAATAGGAAGTCTAGCCAAAAAGCACCATCAAACTTTAAGTTATGAAAATAGCAGACGATATCCCCTGCTATCTTACGCAAACCTGCCCAGCAGTCCGCAATGCTGTGATAGATTTCAACCGACTCTGTAAACAACGGGACAATGGCAGCCGCCCAAACGGCGGTATCTTTTTGCCCCTCATAGACGGTTGTCTCAAAGTCCCCGACCAAAAAGGTCTTAGCCCGGCTTTTCAAACGGCATCACACCACCGCCCCTTAAAAAGTCATCCATGCTAATGACACCACCCTGCACCCTTATCATATCACCGGCGCCTGTCGTGATCTCAAGCGTCGTGTCAACCGGTGCTCCGCGCTCCGCGTCATAGTAGCCACTAGACATACCTCGCACGGCGTATTCATTGCTAAAACTTGAGCCGTCGGCCGCCGTGTAATACTCGGCTTCTTCCGCAAGTGTTTCGCCTTTACCCGGTGAGTAATCCGCAAGATTTGCGTCTTTGCCCATAATGATCCGCACAAAACGATTCAGATTAAACCGGGCTTCTTCAGCCGTATGATAATATTTGTAGAGCATCTCGTCAATTATCTCTTGAAGCTCTACACCATTGTTTTGGATTCTTCTAGCTAACTCCGCTGCACCTAATTCTGATTCCGCCGCGTTCAAAACGCGTTCGAAAAAATTGTGGTATTGAATTGCAGTTTGTTTTGCAACATCGTCCCATCGATAGGACGGAGTAAATGCAATTAGTGGGTCTTTTAGATTGTCGATGATATTTTGATAACCGGCTGCGCGTGCTTCCTGACGCGATTGTTCCGCTTCCCGCTTCGCGACTGCCTTCTGCGCGGCTTTGGAGGCTCGACGTTCGGCTGCGCGCTCGGCTTGTGCGTCGCGCCGGGCTTCCGCGCGTGCCATGCGTTTATACGCTGCACGCTTAGCCGCTTGATAATTCTGCTTTTTACCACTAACTGTAATCTGCCCGGATTTTGTCGGAATCCACTTGCCGCCACGTTGCGGAGACGCCGGGACTTGATTGCCGCTATCATCCGTGTAGTATGCTCGGCTATACAGTTTTTCCGGCGTCAGCTTTTTCAGGCGCTCAACGTCTCTCTTCGTTGGCTTTGCCTTTTGCTCCGGGATATCGGTTAAAAAGGTAAAGCCGCGCTTTTCGGCTGCGCGCATAAAGCGTTCAATGCGGCGCAACTCTTTGTTGTATGGTGCCAAATTTTTCGGCGGTTCCGGAGTTGCCATATCATCACCCCCTTATTTAGGATTAGGCCCGGCTGTTACACCGGGCCTTGTGGATTTACTGTGCGTCAGAGTCGATACACGGGACGCAATCGCCCGGGGCGGTCGAGAAAGTGGGCTTTTCGCGGGTCAGAGAACAAGTGATGAAATCCTTGCCCTTGTAATTGTTACTGGCCTTTCTGTAGACCTTGATGTTGAAGCCGCTGATAATCCCGGCATCGCTCAGCTCGGCAACGATGTTCTCCAGCTCGCGGCGGAACGTCGCGCCGCCGCACACGAATTTCCGGCCGTCCGGATCGACCACAACGCATTTTTCATAGTCCTTGTCCCCTGACTTTTCATTGTGGATGCCGAGGATCAAGTGCTTTGCGTACTCGATCACGACAGGCTCCTGCGCCGTTGCCACGTCAAGGGGAATCGCATCCCCCAAATCCTTGCACATGACGCGCTCGTAGGCGTCAAATTCGCCATTAGATTCGAGGATCTTGCAGTAGTAATTCTGATTCGCCATAATGTTTTTCCTTTCTGCCTGTGTTTTATGAGTCGGCCGCTCTGTTATTTATGTAAAGGGGCTTGACCCGTTTACAACTGATTTACAACGTGTTTAAGTTTCTGTTACTTCATCCCCCCACACGTCCCATCCTGCTGCCGTCGTTCTCGCAAAAAGTTCGATGCATGCGTTATCCGGACCCATAAGCTCCAAAATTTTATCGCGTACTATGTCCGGTTTTCGTGAATGATCACGAATCGGGGCAAAAATAAGTTGACTCACGGCACTATTCACTCGGTGCGGCTTACCTTTTACGCCGATCAGACACGGCTCAGTGTTGCCCCTAGTCCAACCACCAAGGCCAAAAAAGTAACCCGCACCTTTTCGATTTTGTTTTACCCATTGAAAACCGATAGTTTTATACTTAAACCCCCACGCCTCAATTACTTTCAACCCTTCTTTTAGCATAGGGTAAGTTGTCCAAAGGAAAAGGACGCAATTATCACTAGCTAGATCCTGCACTGGCAAATTACAAATATCTTCAAGCTTCATCGTGCTATAATGACTTTCGGCACTACCCGAACATCCCTTATCTTTATAGCGCCACGGCGGATCTGCGTATATAATGCTATATTTTTTATTCGGAAATGGTATCATCATTCTCAGTTTTAATGCCGTCACGGCAATCATAAATCACAGCGTGCGCGACAAATTCCGGGATGGTCATCCGGTATATATGCGTCTCCGGCGACGCAACTTTCACGACACGCAGCGGTTGAATGTGCGGTGGTAGCTGCGGACGAATCACGCGCAGGCGCTCAAGGTCCGTTTTGCTACCGAACGGAATTGTCACGGTCAGGGCTTGCACCCTACCGCTTTCTTCGTTTGCTGCACTGATCGTCACGTCTTCCGTGGTGATCGTGCGCGTGATTGCGGGTTTGCGGGCCATTATGCCCCACCCCTTTCTAACATTCCGATCAGCAGGGCAGCAAAAAATGTTGCCGCACCGCCAATGATCAGTATTTGCACTAAAACCTGTTTTATGCTATCAAAGAACAGCATGGCCCCTAAAGTCGGGGCGTAATTGCTGAATACATCAGATATCGCGGTCAACAGTCCGATACATGCAAGGCCTACAACGGCCCATAAAATAACGTTCATTTAACCGCCCTCCGGCAACATACGACATTTTGTTTGCTGTATTCTTCACGATAACGGGACCAGTGTTCGCAACGCTTTTCAAGACGAGGCATGTACAAGTCCGTTTGTACATGCCCATCGACAGATGAAACAACATGTTCATATATCTTCAGAATGAAAACCACGTCCTTATCATAATGCCTGTCTGCTTCTAACAGGGCATCAAGCACCGTTTCAGCCTTTAGCGGAAAGATTTCCTCATGCGGGAATTCACCGATTCCCCGCTCAATATACAGAACATATTTCATCGTTCCTGCCTCCTTTTCATTCTCAACCATCCAGCCTTTACTCAACATAATGTAATCAAATTCGGGATACATATAGTGCGTGAAGCAAAACATAACCGGCTCAACCCTCCGCAGCTCCGGAGTAAACGGACATAGTGATTCGTATGCCAGCTGATCCAAGCTCGGCCCAAATACCCCCCGTTCCTTGCTACGCCTTTCCCAATATTTCAGGATCAGCCGCATGCAACCCGGAAGGTCAACCTCGGTCGGGCGTTTGGTAAAGTCCCGAACCCACATACCTGATATAAGATCCGTCAGGATCCAACGTTTGCCATATTTATGGATTCCAATCGGCCACGGCCGGTTGGAATCATGCAAATCAACTCCGCAAACATAACCGTTTACAAGTTGATCGCAGGTAAAATCCGGCCCGTTTAGCGCCCTGCGGCGACAGGCGATTCTATATGTGTACTTCTCCCACTTGATAGGCATTTTGTTACCCCCTTCTGATTATTTTGAAAGCGCCGGGATCCAGGCGTTTCGGCTAATATACGCCCGACCATTTGGTCCGGGCCGTACCCCGGTTATATTCACCAATGGCGGCAAGCTCCACGCGGCCGTCAAGCAGCCGAATATAAATACACGGGACTGTCAGCCGCCCGTTATAGTAACGGTTGCGTGTTGCCCACGCTTTCGCCGCTTTGAGACTGTCCGTCTCAAATAACGGAGAATCCATTTCCTGACCTTCAATTGCTACAATATAAGTTTTCATTGCTGTTTACTCCTTTTCGGTTTTATGTTGTGTTTGTTTTGCTGGGCTACGCCCATATTATAACCGGTTTTCCGCACTCTGTCAATACCCGTAACGCGTCATTTACAAAAAAATTTTTTATCAGATCGACATTGACGGCATCCCCAGATATGATACAATATATATAGTAATTGCGGTGCTATAAACGTAACCTGACATGTAGTATAATATTAGTTCATAGCTGTAACATTCCATTAGCGCTATTACGCTTAGGCATATAACATAGAATTCTCGGTATAACATGACACAACGTAGTACACCATTTGTACCGTAGTGGGGAAAATCATGTACCGAGAAATGGCTTT